TTGCATTAACGGCAATGGCTTCATGAACCCGAGCAGGAGAGCTGTTTTTCCAATTTAATGCTCCCAAGAAAGGACCGCAATCATTCATGCATGCTTTGCAGATCATTCCGCTAGATAATTGTTTGGTGCCCTCATTTTGATTACATATGCAACATGTTTCTTTTTTTCCAAATAATCCCATAATATACCTTCTTTCTGTGTTTTTAGTTAATATATCATATAAATGTATAAAACTCTACAAATTAAGTCATTATACTATATAAGATTTCAGCCTTAATTCTATCAAAGCCTGTTCATATCCCAGTAGGCGAGAAAGCTGTTGAGTGGTTAAATCTCTATTTTCCCTAATAATATCATCTGGAATTAATAGTTTTACAGCAAATGTATTAGCTTCTATCTCCATTTTATTTACAGAAAGTAAAGTTTGCGATCGCAAAAACGGAGTAGATACATCTGGATGGAGAAGGGCATGCCCTAACTCATGGGCGCATGTAAACTTTTTCATGTTTTCACTCAAAGCAACATTGATGTGTATTTGTTTCATTCTTAATGGCTTATTGTAGTAACCATTAATTGTTCCAAGTTCCTCATAAAAAATTGAAATATTAAGCATATCTGCTATTTCAAAAGGATCATTGGTTTTATATTTTTTTATTAGGCGCGATATTACATTTTGAATATCCAATAGATCACATCCTATTCATTATCTGTGCGATATTTTTTTGGTGTAAATTTCTGTTTCGCATTTATCTTGGCTATTTTCAAGCTGTTCTCCAAGCTCGCTTTTAAAAGTTCTCTGGTTTCATCGTCTAAAGGTTCGCCAGAAAACATAAGGGATTCCTGAGAATCTTCTAATGCATTAAGTGTATTTTCGAGACGTTTAGCGATGTCGCGTTCGTCTTTTTGATTTAATTGCAACCCTGATTTAGCCGAAGTATTTTCTCCATTCATCAAAAAATCCATTGAAATATCAAAATATTCACAGACTGCTTTTGCAGTTTTTGGAGAACATTCAGAGCCTTTATTTTTCCAGGTGCTGATCGTAGAGGAATTAATGCCAGTGTCTTTACAGAAACGATAAGGCGTTATTCCTCTCTCCTTACATAATTTCTCAAAAATTTCGTACATACTTTTCCCTTTCTAAAATTATCTCGGAAAAACGAAATAAAAGTATTGACAAGTTCGGTATAACGAGGTATAGTATGTACATGGCTCGGTTATACGAACTAATTCAAAATAAAACGAGATAATTCGTAATAATGATATAATTCGTTCTGACAAACTAAATATATCACTAAACCGAGCTAAACACAAGTATAAATAACATACAAAAAGGAGGGATATTTTTGTCGAAAATGTACACCTGTGGCGAAGTCGCAGAGAGATACAAAGTCAAGGTCATCACTGTATGGGAGTGGATTCGCCAGCAGAAACTCGGAGCAATTAAAATTGGAAAAGAATACAGAGTTTCTGAGGAAGATTTAATTGCATTTGAGAACGCTAGAAAAACCACCCTGGCGAAGTAGAGGATGTCACAACACCAGTTCAATAGAAGGGAGATGAGAAAAGTGAAAGCAGCACCGGAAGTTAATAAATCAACAATAGAAGAAACGCTCCAAAGCATTGACAGTACTTTGAAGCGCATTGAGAAGATACTCAGAAATAAAAGTGATGCCACAGTTATTACAAGCCAAATTATGGAAAGTATGACCGATGTTTTGGAGAAAAGTCAGGAGACGCTCTCTAAATCGAGTCCGAAGCATCAGCGGGATTAGCAAAACCTATTGAGAAGGGAGATGATTGAGTGAAATATAGAAAAGGAATTAAAATTTCTGAAGCTACAGAGAAGGAACTCCTTCGATATCAGATGGAAAAGATAGCAAAGGAGTCCTGCAGTGAAGATCTTAGTGGAGAATCAACAGCTTTAGCAGAGCTGTATAAATCACTTAAGAACAGCGACATTCGAGTCTTTATTGGATTTTTGATAAGCCTTCATTTGATTGTAGACCTCATTGTACTTGTCAAAAAGCTGTTCCGGGGTGAGGTTTGAAATATCTGACTTTTGCAAATAAAGAATTGTTAAGTCATGTAATTTCTCAGACATAAGCATATCTCCTTTCATGATACTCGGACGCGGCAACGTCCTGTAAGGAGATCATACCACAGATGGAGAAATAAAGAAATGTAACGAGAAGGGAGAAAATATGAGCGAAGCAGAAGAATTAGAAAAACTGTGTAAGCCGGTAGTCGACTGGTTGAAAAAGAACCATGATCCGCATACCGAGGTACATATAACCGTAGATCACATTGATCTGATGGAGAGTGTGATCGGTATTCCGGTAAAGTAGTAAAGTAGGGAGGTGGCTGGATGAATTATCCAAAACCAGTAATGAAAGCAACAGAGCTTGAAAAGATGGGGTTTCCAAGGGAATTTTTACTTTACGCGTTCCGCCGAAAAGGGCAGACATATGCGTGGAAAATGAACCCTGCAAAACCGAATAGTACGATAGTATTTGACACGGAGAATTTTGAAAAATGGAGATGCAAGATTGCAGGATCGGGGAGGTGGTAGTGTGTGAGACGTTTATCTAAAATCATCATGGCAACCGGCGGGATTATATCAATGCTTGCCATGTGCTGTCTCGACAGCGACGGCATTTACATGTACTATGCAGGAGCAGTCTGTATCCTTGGTGGATTTATCGCCGGAGCTGGATATGGGTTGAGAGCTCTGTCGGAGCGCAGAAGAGAGATGCAGATCGAGATGTTTTATTTTCATCAGGCGGACAAGCTGGATGGGGATATGGTGTTGATCGATTGCAGTGACAGTACGAAGGAGGCAAGGTAGTGACAAATGCACAATGTTTAAGCGAGGAAGAAAATCCCAAAGTAGAGGATATGGCTGTTGGCATGATTATTGCGAAAGTGGGACTTGATTTCAATATCGAAGTTAATGCTGAAAGTTATGTGCCAATTTATCATCAGATGAAAGGATGGTTACTTAGTGAAAAAGAAAAATAGCACCCTGAACTTTGGCGAGGACAGGTGCTATTTACCAAGAGGATTTAGAAAAATCCTTTTGATGTATTTTAACATGAAAGTGAGGAAAAAGCAAATGAATGAAAAGGACAAGCAATTAGAAGAGTTTAAATTGATCGCACAGGCAGTTATCCCAGCAATTAATTGTATTAAAAATACGCTGGAAAATCACAAAATCGACAGCCTGCTTTCTTTAACAATGTCGGCAGATGGTTATCTGACAATGAACATTCAT